ACCCCATACGGCGTTTGTTGTGGGCTTCGATCTCTTGTTCTTTAAGAGGGTAGATTGTCCGGTCAACAATGTTATCCATAGCGCGGGTAACGTGAGTGATATCGTGTGTAAACAATCCGTAATCAAAAGCACCGTCAGCAACGTATTTTACTAGATTGAATGAACCTAGAAGACACGCACCATTAGCTGGTAGAGGCTGTTCGGCACACGGATTTGAGGCATCCAGACGTTCACAATAATTAAGATTATTCATCCTATTCATTGTGTCTAAGAAAACCACTCCGGGTTCCGCCCAATCGTAGGTTGAACGCATGACCTTTTCCCATAGCATCACAGGGTCAACGTACTTATACACACGACCTTCAAATGCGAGGGGAAACTTAGTACCATCACGGAGTGCAACCATGAAATCATCAGTGACACCGATTGAGATATTGAATCCTGTTAGTGATGTACTGTCATTCTTAGCGGTGATGAACTCTTCGATATCGGGGTGATTTACGTTTAAAATCCCCATCTGCGCTCCTCTACGGTGACCGCTTGAGGCGATACACTGACAGACAGCATCAAAGATACCCATAAAGCTAATAGGGCCAGATGCCTTACTATCTAGGGTTTTAATAAGATCACCGCGAGGACGGATGTTGGAGAAGTTATAACCAATACCACCGCCCATACGCATGGTGAAAGCAGCTTCCTTTGCGGCTTCCATGATTGATGTCATATCATCTTCAATAGTAGACGATACAAAACAATTGAAAGCTGTTGTCTGACGGGACGATCCCGCAGCGTTCTGAACTCTACCGGCTGGTAGGAACCGTTGATGCTTGATGGCATCCTTAAAGTTGACACGGTGGTTCTCATCGTCCTTGAGTGCGTGAGCAATACGGGCAACCTTCATGTTGAAAGTTTCTCCGTCTGCACGGTACTTAATCGCATCAATCTCTTCTGAGAGTTGTGTCGTTGGCCCGTACTCGATTGTATTAGGTAGGTTCATGTATATTGGCTCCTTTAGCATTTCCAACGGCGCATAGATGCTCTTGCACGGTCACCGTTTTTGGCTCGTTTAGCGATCCCGCCCATGCGGGCGCAGAAGGACTTTTTCCGTCCCTTGTCTGCTTTTGTTTTTGGTGTGGGGGCAGGGGCTTTTAGATTTGACCCTGTGGCTCTGTTGTATTTAGCGCGGCCTTTTGCGGTCAGCCCTGCGCCTTGACTTGTAGGTAATTTTTCACGCTTTTTTATAGAGAGCCGTACATCTGTCATAAACCAGTGCTTTCATGTTATTCACATGATGTCTGATCGTGCCAACTTACGTTCAACGTCTGAGCGGAAAGCGTCATCATTGTGATATTTTGGGTTGCTCATGTCTTCCATGAGTTCAGCAACAGAACGGTACGCACTACCATCTCTTGGCTCTGCGCCAGAAATTGTTCTGGACGGTTCAGAGCCATTAGCTGCTTCATAACGTGCCTTCAAGCCAGCGATAGCCATCCGCGCCATGTTAGAATTACCTTGGTTGATTGCGTCATTGAACGCATCAATCTCACCATCTGAGAAAACATCAGCCGCCCAACTGGTCATTTCTGTGTAGTTTTCTTCACCACCAGCGGTTTCAAGTAACTCTGTGCGTGTAGCTTCACCACTTGCTTTTTGACCGGCGATATACTGATCCACGATCTCTCGCGGGATACCACCAGCTTCTAGTTTGTCGTAGGTAGCATCTGAAAGACCGTCATTATCAAAATACTCTTGGGACATAACTTCAAAATCTAAACCAGCAGCCTCTACAGCATCAGTGGCTGTCTGGTCTACTTCATCAGTATCTTGATCACGTTCACCTCGACCTAGTTTAGTCTCAAGGTTCTCGTAGGCTTTCGCCATGTCCTCAACAGTCTTGAACTTTTCGGGGAGCCACTCTGGGCGGTCTTCGGTTTTAGCCTGTTCACCGTCTTGCTCTTTTGCAAGCGGCTCCCCTTTTGTATCTAGTCCTTTGGATTGAGCCTCTTCTTCAAGGGTCATCTCTGGATCAGGTTCGTTTATAACGATACTTTCCGTACTCATTTATTGCATAGCTCCTTGAGCGGCGTTTGCGGCGGCAGTC